CCATCCGCGAGTGGGGCGGCATCTCGATGTTCCGGGATGACGTGACCACCCCCGGCCTCGTGAAGTTCCAGGGCATGGTGTTCGTGAACAGCAAGGTGGTCCGCCCGAAGGCGGTCGCCGCGCTGCGCATCACCCTGACCTGACGCAAACCCCCGGAAGCGCAAGGGGGCGGGCACTTCTCCCCGCCCGCCCCCTCTGCGTCCAGGAGGACGAATGCCGATCACGCTCTCCACGATCAAGGATGCGGCGCGCGTCTACCACACGGGCGACGATGCGTACCTCCAGATCGCGTACGACGCGACGGTGCGCGAGCTCGAGGAGCGCACCGGCTGGTGCCTGGACCCGGTCACGCGCACGCAGTACGTCGCCGAGGAGCCGACGGGCATCACGAAGCTCGTCCGCCTGGAGCGGCAGCCGGTCACGGTCTGCACCTGCACGAACGCAAACCAGCAGGTTGTCGGGCTTGGCCTCGTCACCATCAACGGGATCCAGTACGCCGACCTCGACGTGGCGGACCTGGAGTACCCGCTCGTCCTGACCATGACGGCCGGGAACAACACGCTGCACCCGCTCCTCCAGATGGCGGTGCTCCAGCGCGTGACGCAGCTCAACGCCGCGCGCGGGGATGACACCGTGCCGCTGAAGACCGACTACTGGGACAACATCTGCGCCATGATGGGCAAGGGGATCGGCTGATGGCGCACGTCCCCCACGGCATGATGCGGCTGGTCGCGGCGGTGCAGAACCCGACGCAGTCCACCGACGCGCTCGGCCAGGCCACCGAGACGTGGGCGACCGTATCCGGCCTGTCCGCGCTGCCCGTCTACATCGAGCAGATGGACACCACCGAGACGGTGGACGATGGCGGACCCGCCATCCAGACCTCCTACCGCATCCTCTGCCCGTGGACGGCCTCGGTCACCACGCGCAGCCGGTTCCTGTGGACCGACAACGGCACCCAGCGCACCCTGAACGTGCGCAGCTGCACCGACAAGGACCAGCGCCGGCGGACGCTCACCATCGAAGCCGTGGAGGTGGTCCTGTGAGCGTCCCGGTGATCCAGATCAAGCTCGACAGCAAGGAGCTCAAGGCGACGTTGGAGAAGCTGCCCGAGCGCCTCAATGAGCGCGCCAGGAAGAACGGCGCCCGCCGGGCGCTCGCGCCGTTCGTCAAGGAGCTGGCTGCCATTTGGAAGGCATCCAAGTACCGAGGCAAGCCGACGCACCGAAAGGCCATTGCTGCCGCCACGCAGCTGGACATCCGACGAATGGGTGCCGGACCGACGGCAGAACTGCGGTCGAGGATCGGCGTGCGCTACGGAAGCAAGGGCGGTTCCCGAGCCAAGGGTCGCCAGCGCATCTACCACATCCTGGAATCCGGGTTCCGTCACTTTGGGCGTGCCAGCAAGTTCTACAGCGCTCCTCCAGAGCACCTGATCGCGCAGCGAGACGCCCGGCGCGCCTTCGTCAAGGAGCAGCGGGACGCGATCTGGAAGGCAACGCCAGGCAACACCCGCGAGGCAAAGCGCGTCCGCACGGCGGCGATCTACGCCATGTACGGCGAGGCGCGTGCGCGATTCCAAGACTTGCACGACTACACATTCTCAAAGCGCCAAGCGATGAACAAGGCCAAGGGATCCGCAAAGATGATCCCCGGCGCCTACCGCTCCTACCGCTGGGCGCGTGCCAACCTCCAGAAGGCCATGGACGCCATGGCTCGCGAGACGCTTGCCGAGGCCAAGAAGCTGCTGGAGGGCAAGCCATGAGCCTGGAAACGGTCTGCAAGTCCGTCCAGTACCACCTCGACCAGGCCACGACTAACCCCGTGAGCGTCGGGATGCGCCGCCCCACGACGCAGACCCCGGCCATCGTCTGGGAGATCAGCGCCGCGCAGGCGTCGCGCGCGATGCCTGGCACCGACCAGAACCTGTGGCTGGTCACCGTTGAGGTCAACATCTACGGCGACACCACGCTCGCCGTTGCCCAGGAGGCCGACAAGATCTGCGCCCAGCTCAACGGCGTAGAGACGCAGGCCGGCACCGCCAAGATCGTCTGCACGGACGCGAGCGTCGCGTTCCGCACCGAATCGCAGGCCGACGGCTCGGAAGGCGACGAGCGCGTCTGCACCCTGACCCTCTCGCTCCAAGGAATCTGACCCATGCCAATCATTGCAGGATTCGGCGGCACCCTGACCTTCAACGGCACCGCCACAGAGGCCGTCCGCAGCTTCACGCTCAACCATGAGCGCGCCAGCCTGGACGTGACCACCATCACCGACTTCCGCGAGCGCCGCATCCCCGGACGGTTCCGCCGCTCGGGCACGCTGACGCTCTACCGGCAGGACGGCACCAACGACAACGACCTGCGCACCTGGCTCATTCCGACCAACGTGCTCACGACCGTCTACCCGACCACGACGCTGACCATCGGCTACCAGGACTCAGGCTCCATCACCTACGCCACCATGAACGTGCAGATCACCTCGGCCTCGTTCACGGACGACGGCACCGGCCCGGCCATGTGGGAGCTCTCCTGGGAGGAGCAGTGACCCTTGCCGATTGACCTCCACAAGGTCGCCGCACGGACCCGCTCGGTTGACATCCCTGAGCTCGGCCTGCTCACGTTCCGCGAACCCACGCTCGCGGACGTGACGCAGGCTTCGCACAACCCGTTCTGGTGGGTGGCCTGCATCACCTGCCAGGACGGCTCGGCGTTCCTCCAGAACCCGCAGGACGCCGGGAAGATCCGGGCAGACATTGCCGGGCGCCTCCTGGAGGAGGTGAACCGCCAACGCCCTACGGACGCGCCGAGCGCAGGCTCTGGCGCATCGCAAGCCCCGAGCAACGCATGACCATGGCGGCCGGACTCGCCCAAGACCTGACCAACGGAGAGCGCATCGAGAGCGCGCTGGTGGTCATCGCGTCCGCCCTGACCGGCAAGCGCCCCTCGCAGCTCTTCCCCTGGCTCCGTAATGGCTGACAAGACCCTGAAAGCCTCCATCCAGGTGGACATGGACGCCAAGGGCGTCGCGAAGGGCGTGGCCGCCACCAACCGGGAGCTCGACAAGCTGAACCGGACGGCTCGCCAAACCTCGGTTTCGACCGGGATCATGGCCGGAATCTCGGCCATCCAAGTGGCCTATGGCGCTTTGTCCGGGTTCATCAACGGACTGACGGAGCACGTCAACAAGCTCGACCAGCTCGGCCGCCGTTTCTCAGTCGAGGGCATGAACGCGGACATTCGCGCGCAGGTCGCGCAGATGGAGTCGGACGCCAAGATCGGCAAGGCCATGGGTCCGGCGTCCGTTGCGATTGCGCAGCAAGAAGAAAAGGCGGCCATCGAGCGCGCGAACCGCATCACGTCAAACGCAGACATTGGCGCAGGTTCCGCTGCCACCAAGACGTTCTTCAAGACTCTTGGCGATGGCTTCGTGGCCGGATGGGACCAGTTCACTGCCAACATGAGCGATCCGCTCGCACTTAACCAGCCGAGCGTGATCGGCGCCTTCGCAGACGCCGTCGGCGCCACTGGCTTCTACACCGGCGGAATGACCGGCGCGGACCTTGCAGGCGGCGTCGGCCCAGCCCGAGGCATGGATCCTGCCATGGAGCGCAACAACCGAATCCTTGATTCCATCGACCGAAAGATCGGCGGCAACTAATGGGCACCTGGAGCACCGTCGAGAACGCCGACAGCCGCAGCTGGCGCTTCGAGGAGCGCTGGCGGGACCAGACGCTCGAGCGCAGCTGGAAGCTGTTCTGGACGCCGGCGAGCGGCACGGACCCATACCCCGGCGACGCGGCCATCCGCACGAACCTGCCCGTCCGCCCGCAGCAGCGCTTGGAGTCGGCCGTCTACGGCACCGATGGCGTCCTGAAGCGCTACATCTGCCGCAGCGTCACGGTGGAGCCCCTGCGCGAGGCGCCCTACTCCTGGACGGTGCGGGCCACGTTCACCACCGAGGTCTTCCCATGGGAGGCGACGGACACCTGGGGTGCCGAGTACGCCAAGCAGACCCGCGTGGTCGGCGCTCGCACCGTCGCCATGTTCGTGCAGGGCGCGACTTTCCCGACGAACGGAGACGTGTCCTGGCCGCCGACGGCCGCGATCAGCACCGGGAACAAGGTGGACCTGAACGGCAACCCGCGCCAGTACAACGTCGCCCAGCAACAGATCACGGTTGAGTCCATTCGAGATCGCACGGCCTCGACTACGACGGCAGACGATCCGAACTGGGCTACCACGCTCACGACCTACATCAACAAGCGAAACAGCGCCACTTTCCTTGGCTGGACAACGGGGAGCGTGTTGTGCACCGGAATCACGGCGACCCTAGACAGCGAGGTCTGGCGGATCTCGGCCACGTTCCTGTTCGATGACTGGTACCACCTCACGCAGGTGGCGCTGCCGCGCAACGACGGCCTGCCGCACCTAGCCCTAGGCGCCACGGTAGTCGGCATCCAGCGCCTCCAGTCGCAGTCGGTCATCTGGTTCCAGCAGTTCCCAGACAAGGCCGACTTTAACAACCTCTACAACACGACGATCAGGAACCAGTTCACCCTTGCCGGCCCGACGAGGATCCAGTGACCACGCACCGCCCGAGGTTCAACCAGGGGCTCTTCGGCAAGGCGAACCGCTTCGTCACGAACGGCTGGACCGACGCGGCCAATGCCGTCGCCCAGCACCAGCAGGGGCTCGAGTGGGCCACCTCGCAGCTGGTGCAGCCGCAGGTCGAGGGGATGTTCCTTTGCACGGTGGTGAGCGCTACGCCCATCGCCGGAGCCACCTACCGTTGGACCTACGGCATCGAGCTGTGGTACCCGCCGAGCCCGACCGGCGCGACCGGCGTGCCCGCGCCGGCCGACGCGCGCTTCACGTTCGCGACGGCCTACAACCTGCGCGAGTGGCACAACAGCGCGACGTTCCTGGACGGCATGGACCCGACGAACCCGTCCGTGGTGGTCGGCCCGGTCGGCAGCAAGTGGAACGGCTCGGCCTTCACGACTGCCAGCCTGGAGGCCAAGGTCGTGGCATGGGTGACGGCCGACCTGTCCGGCGCTGCGTTCGCCTACTTCGACCGCCCCAACCCCGTCCGCTGCGCCGGGCTGTTCTGGAACCCAGGAGGAGGTGAGTAATGCTCCGTTCATTCATGCGCAAGGCGCAGCTGACCACCAAGGGCGGATGCCTCGCCACCGGCGCCCCCAACCAGCCGGGCGGCCTGACCGCGACCGGCGGCGTCGGCACGATCTCGCTGTCCTGGACTGCCGATAGCACGGCCGCGCCCAACCAGGCGAGCTACTACGAGGTCGAGCGGTCCAACGACGGCCTCGGGTCGTGGAGCGTGATCGCGACCAACCTCGGGACGAACAGCTACACGGACACGGTGGCGGCGAGCACCAGCCGTCACTACCGGGTGACGGCGTACAACTGCGATAGCGGAAGCCTCGCGAGCACCTCCGCGTCCGCGACCACCGCGCCCGCCGCGCCGAGCTCGCTGACCGCGACGGCGACCAGCAGCACGCAGATCAACCTCGCGTGGACGGACAACTCGTCCGACGAGACGGGCTTCATCATCCAGCAGCGCAGCCCGTCGGGCTCGGGGTCGTGGAGCACGATCCACACGACCGGCGCGGGTGCGACGAGCTACTCGGTGACGGGGCTCACCGCGTCCACGAACTACGGTTTCCGCGTCGCGGCGACCCGCACCTCGCCAAGCGGGACGAGCGACTACACGGCCGAGGCGTCCGCGACGACGCAGAGCGGCAGCAGCACATATTCAATCGAATATCTCACGGTCGGAGGCGGGGGAGGTGGTGGCACCAGCGGCGGTGGTGGTGGTGGCGCAGGCGGCTATCGCACGGCGTCTGGCTACACGCTCACGGTTGGATCGTCTTACACAGTAACGGTGGGCGCGGGCGGTGCATCCGCTACTAGCGGCAGCAACAGCGTTTTCGACACCATCACCAGCGATGGTGGTGGTCGTGGAGGCAATGTGAATGTCGCAGGCACCAACGGCGGCAGTGGAGGCGGCGGTGGAGCTGACGGTGCAGCCACAAGATCCGGCGGAACTGGCACAAGCGGACAAGGAAATGCGGGCGGGACCAATGGCGACACGGCAAACCGTGGCTACCCGCACCCATCCGGAGGCGGCGGCGGCGCTGGCGGAACTGGAGCAAACGGCAGCAATTCCAACCGGGGAGGCGCGGGCGGCGCAGGAAGCGCTAGCAGCATCACTGGCACCAGCGTCACTCGCGCCGGAGGCGGCGGAGGCGGGGTGTATCAGAACGTAAGTTCGACCGGCGGGGCGGGTGGTAGCGGCGGAGGCGGTGTCGGATCGAATGGGGCGACAAACGCAGGAAGCGGCACCGTGAACTCCGGATCAGGCGGCGGCGGCGGTGGCATAACCGGCACCGCTGGCTCCGGCGGCTCCGGCGTGGTGATCCTCCGCATCCCGGCGGCGAACTACAGCGGCACGACCACGGGCAGCCCGACCGTCACGACGAGCGGCTCGGACACGATCCTCACCTTCAACGCATCCGGCTCATACACGGCGTAACCACATGGCACACGCAGCAGAACTAGATCACTGGGACCGCGTCATCCGCGTCATCGTCGTGTCGAACGACCTTGAACCGAACGTCGAGCAGTGGTGCACCGACACCTACGGCGGC